CCAGACTCCCAATTGCCACTCGTGTCTAAAGCCATTGGTCGGTACTATAAGGACTGGTTATTGTACCGACCAATGGCTTTAGACACGAGTGGCAATTGGGAGTCTGGGGACGACCTACGGATCATTGAGGCATTACTGTTGCCATTTGGGTCATATGTGCTTGACTGTTGTCAGAACTGTATGAACCAGCTAGAGGACATGAGTCCTGAGGCGGTATTAAGGGTCAGGGCATTATTGGATGAGTATGAGGCAGCTGATGAAGTTGATACAGGACAGAACACTGGGGATACAGAAGGTAAGGTCTTGGTGAAGGCTGATGTATTGGAGTGGGAAGTAGTTGGGGGTAAATCGGGCATGACTGGCCCACAGAAGGAAAAGAATAAGGTACGTATGGAATTATGGAACTATTTTGCGTTCTGTAGTTGTCTTGGCAGTTTGAATCCTGGAAGTCCTGGTGGTGGAGTACTGGGTGGTTATGGTACAGGTAGATTAATCCGGTCCTAAGGGAATTGATATTTCTTTCCTGATGGCCTCTTGGTATCCTGGGGTTACATTCCGTACATGACCTCATGTCTGATAACATCCATCCTGAAATGCAGGAAGGCCCGTTCGGTGAACTCCTCACTGTAGTTGGGTTAGAAGATACATGCGAGGTCTGGTGCACTGGTTGTGAATCCTTTGCTCGTATGAATGCTAAGTATGCTAAGATCATCGGTACCGGTGAGATTGCATCTTGTTCTGAATGCCGTAAGTAATCATGGAAAGTGATCAGGAACACGGCTTTAGCATCGAATTATACGATGATGATGTTAGGACACTTTACTATGCAATCTGCGAAGCAATTCGTGTATGGCCTGGTAGCCCCGCAAGACCTGTAGAAGAACAAGAACATCTTTGGGACCTACGTCAAAATTTCTATCGGATGATTCTTGAAATGTCCTACGAAGCTACGGCAAAGCGAAACGAGGACGAAAGTCCGAGTTAGCTACTCGACCGGAGGGAGAGAACCTGGCGCGACTTGGAAGTCTAAATGGATTCGGAATTGATCCATGGCTGGGCGCTCTCCCCTATACCCCTATATCAATTCCAGGGTTTTGTTTCCTGGTGTGCCTACCATTGCCAGTGTGAATGGTCGGTTTGTGGAAACAACCACTGAGGGATACGTAGTTAAGGCCTGGATGAAGCGAATCCAGTATGCAGGCGTTAGCTCAGGATCCAAAAGAATTCCCCTTGAGAGCCAACTGGATGGCCTCATGATGCCTGGTGCGTCAGGTGATCAGTTCTACTACCGTGGATATTCCCTTGAATATGCTCAAGTAGATCCTGGTTATGATCTGGAGACGTCTGATGAGAGCTCTTTGGTGTTCCTGGAGGTCAAAGAACAGTATCCATGGATGAAAACTGGTACAGAGGTACCGTTTCAGTTCGGTAATGACCCTCAACTTATCAGCCGAGTTCAGCGTTCTAGTGGTATTTTTGGCGGTATTGGTATTGATGAGATCATTTATAAAGAAATTGCGGGTGTCCAGCTACAGCTGACAGGTGGAGAGGTCCAGAACTAATGAAAACAGACATTAGAGGTGTCTTAGAAGAAATACTTGGAGACCTTTTAACGGCTGAAGAGCAGATTACGCAGGAGGTAGAACAGATTGAGATGCCTATGCCTCAGATGAACTTCCCTGGCTATACGTTCAAAATGCGAGGGAATGACTCCGTGCAGCAGATGGAGGCTGGAATCCAAGAGCTTGAGAGAGCAAATGACACCGTAATAACAGAAATCGCCTTTGAATTAGACGGATATCTGAAGCTTATGATGGCAGCCAGCTGGGGTTGGTCCGACGGAAGCAGGAATATCATCGATACTGGTAGTTTGATGTCCTCTGGTGGCGCTGCAGTAGTTAGTGGCAAGATCGAAATTGCATATGACTCCCCTTATGCGGCTCTGATTCACTACGGTGGATACATACAGCCCTATGGCAATGTCAACGTCGAGAAGGTCTACATTCCAGGTCGTCCCTGGATCGCCGCGGCCCTTGGACAGGCTCCTGGTCCTATTGAGGCTTATGACTTCGAGAGGGCCTACGAAGAGAAGATGCGAAGGGCCATGAGCTAATAGGTAAGATATACCGATTATTGTTAACCCAATGGCTAAACTTCCCTTCATCGTTGAGCCAAGGCTGAAGCCACGCAAGGAGATCGTCGGATCAGAATTCTCCGGTCAGCTTGAAATCGAGCGCAGAGGCTACTTGACGGCCGCAGAGAAGGCTTTCGTTCAGGCCCAGGTGAGTGAAGACACTACGACTCAGGATATGGTGCGCTTGACTCGCAAGATTGGCAGTGAGCTTAAGCTTGATATGCAGTCAGCTTATGAGCTACTGACACTGGTTCTGCAGGGCGAGTCACACACTGATGAGCTGAAGGCTATCTATACAACGCATCAGAATGAGATTTCTGAGCTTTTGACTTCAATGGCTACCATGCAAGAGCGTAAGCGGCTCGTGCAGGCCCTTTCTATGCTCGTTTATCGCGTTGATGGAGAGATAGAAGCAGACGAAGTCCTGGCAATGCACCCAGACCTTCTTGACGCGCTCTCTGGACTGTTTGAGGACGAGGAGAAGCGTTCTGTTGTCCGCTTGCAGCAACTGGTCGAAGAAGACGGTGGAGAGGCTGGTGATGCAGGCTCTATCGACGCCCTCGAAAAAAAGTAGGCGCCGGTGGTAGTGCCGAGGTTGATCTTGAGAAGGCTTTCTGGTATCTGAAGGCCTACTACAAGGGCGACTCGGAATTTACGTACGAGAACTTCCATCGGCTGCCATTTGAGTACGTATTGAGCGCGTACACAAACGCTGCGAGGTCTTCCCTTATGGAAGCGCATTACGCAGAGCGGCCGATTTCCCTGCTTGCAGCTCAACAGGCGAACCTCAACAGGGATGAGAAGAAAAGAAGGCAGCCGTTCGACATGGACGACTTCTATCTGTACCAACCCAACGAGTTACGCAATGCTCCTGCAGAGCGTTATGGAGCAGCTGCTTTCTGGCTGGTGCAAAATGGCATGTATCCATCCTGGGCTTTGTTCTGCTTCCCTGAGCTTAACAAGAACCGAGGCAAGAATGTGCCTACGTTGATCGCCTTCCTGCATCCTAATGCGATGCTTTTAGCTCCTACGATGAGAGAAGATGGCGTGGTAGGCCTTTTGATCGCAGAAGAATGCGTCAGTAACAGCGAAATTACCATGAGATCCCCTTGTGGGCAGGAGATCCAAGTCAAGATTCCTGCCGTTACAGACGAAGTTGCCGCTCAAGAGGACATCATACTGCAATTATGTGGCTAACGAGTCGATAAAACCATCCAACCAGGCCGCATCTTCTTCGGATCCAAACTCTACGACACCACTTTTGAGCCATTTTTGGATGCGAATCTCGGCCTCAAGGGTGTAGAAATCCTGCATGCGGAACCAAGCGATCCATTCTTCTGAACCTTTGCCGGCATTACAGCGTCTACAGGCCGGAATACAGTTAGTAGTACGGTCTTCTCCTCCACTGGTCTTAGGTTTGACGTGGTCAATAGTTAAAGATTTGTCGTCAATCGGAGGGTTCCCGCAGTAGGCACAGCGGTTATTCCATGATTCCTTGATCGCTGCTCTCCAGATACGTTTCGCCTGAGAGCTATTAAGAGTAGTCATGTTAAAAACGTAGTCGTGTGGGCTCTCGAAGAGAGGGAAACTAACGTTTGTCATCACATGGTAACAACAACGTTTAACTTAAGGCCGGAGAATAAGGGCTTCATAAGCGTTCAAGCGTTGTTGCGATAGGGTTCCGGCGATCAGGAACCATATAGAGAGCTTAGCAGTCAGTCTCGTGTCAACACAGAATTTCCCGGATAACCCGGAAGTTATTTACAACACTCTGACTGCGGACGTCGAATTCATGTCCTATGTCGGCCAGTATCGTTTTGTAGGGGGCCAGGAGCTGCCTGCAGTGAGCATACAGAGCCCAGGAGGTGATATGCCGGGTATTGACAGGATAAGCGGCCTTGAGTGCGTTATACACGATGCTGCGGACCTGAGGCGCGTAGACTACTATGGTTCTTCTAATATTGAGTCTAACTGGCGCGTCTTCCTGATCTGCTGGGAACCAGCCAATGGCAGCGTCATGACTCAGGCGGCCACCCGATGTATGGAAATCTTCTCAGGGGCTCGCTCAATGGAGACTGTTGCAGTGGCCGATGGCCTTGGAGCTTTGGTCCAAACTATGGTCGTCGTCCCTTCTGACAGGCCTATCCTGACTTCTTAAGGCTTTTCACAGTCTACCGACATCTTTGGCAGAATAAGATATAGGTGGGGCGAGCCCGCCACTCTGTCCCTTTGCCCTAAATTATTATGGCTAATTTCAGCGCCGCCTTTGGCTACAAAGTCTACCTCGTGCCTCTAGCATCATCGAACGTGGCTGTAGACGAGGTTATCGGTTCTTCCGGCCTTGGAGCTGGTGGTTTTATTGACAACACCACTATCCAGCCTATCAATGCTTCAGTGTCTTATAGCAACGGGATTTTTACCGCTGACAGCAGCGCTTTGTCCATGGATGGTACGGACACTCCGTTCCTGATGCGTGGACTGACCAACGCTTCCCTCGAGTCTGACACCGGTTCAGAAGACGTCTATACCTACGACGACGAGACGAAAGGTTTCAACCAGTCTGTTGCTACCACCAAGAGTTTCAGCTTGACTCTTGCTGGCGTGGCTGACTTCAAGGATGCTGGTTACCAGGTCTTGCGCTTGACTGAGCAGAACACAGTGGCAGACAGCCTTCGTGTTAAGTTCGCTCGTCTTGGCCCTACCGGAACCACTGAGACTGTGTTCGGATATGGCACATTGACCGGCTACACCGAGTCAGTCGAAGTTACGAGCATCGTGTCCTGGGAATGCACCCTGACAGGTTACGGCTTCTACGGCCTTGAGTTGGACGCTAATTAGCTGACTGGAGGTTTTGCCTCTGGTCGGATCGGAGATGTGGAAATCCTAAGTCTGGATTTCCCCTTCACCATCGGCTCGAACCTCCCCGTCATCTTCTCGTCTGGCAGCGGTGTCGGAGCAACTGGAACGATAAACTCCGCCAGCGGCGATATCGATTCCATCTCCTTCACTTCCCGCGGCTCTGGTTATGCCATTGACGACATCGTCAGAGTAGAAGAAGTCGGAGGTAACGGTATTGGTCACTTTAGAATTGTCACCAACCTTTAAGTCCGTAACCGCAAAGCTTACGGCAAACACGCTCTAAGGCCCCTTACAAGGGCCTTTTTTAATGGAAGCCTATCCCAGGTACTGGCCTGCGCAATGTCTAAAAACCTTTCTTGGCAGATCGACGTTGATCTAAACTCAGATAGCGCTCGGGGCCAATTTCAGGACTTACTAGACACTGCTCTCAGTGGCACAGAGAAAGCCGCTGCAGCTCAAAAGAAGCTCAATAAACAGCTTGGTGGCACAGAAACAAAGAAGGTACAACTTCAGTACGACTCCGATCTGGGCAAGCAGGTTCCGGTCGTAAAAACTCTTCTGACAGAATTCGACAAGATTGCTAAGGCGGAGAAGGAAAGGCTAAGCATTGAAAAGGAATCACTGACCAGTCTTCGTGGTCAGATCCGCCAGGCTACTCAGGCAAGAGATAAGATTGCTCGAATGAAGGTCGAGGCCAACGGGGTAGGCAAGGCTGTCAAGAAGACCAACGCTGAGTGGCTCAAGGCAGACAGGCTTGTCCAGCAATTGAACATTAAAATTGCCGATGCCAGTGGCAACTGGATGAAGATGATGCAGGCCCGCATTCCTGGCGGCCAGAACATCATGGCGATGGCTAATGGCCTTACTCAGGTCGGCTTCGCAGTTGGCGGCGTCGTTGCTGGCTTTCAGGCTATTGGACAGGCTATCGCACCCGTCATCGCTCGTACCAAGCAACTTCAGGCTCTTGACCTGGCAATGCAGGGCTTTGGATTGACGGCGCAGCAATCAGCTCAGTTCATGGACCAGGCGAAGACCCAGGCCTTCAAGTATGGTGCTTCGATTACTCAGCTAGAAAAGGGCTACAAGCGGATCGCTCCTGCGATTATGAACGCTGGCGGCTCAATGGCGGAAGTTAGCGACGCGATGGCTAGCCTTTCTGCAAGATCTACTACGTTAGGTCTAAATACCGAGCAGTCTGGTCGATACTTCGAGGCGTTCGCTCAGGTAATGGGTAAGGGCAAATTGCAGGGAGAAGAATTAAACCAGCAGTTCTCTGAACTTGATGGTGCTCTGAGGGGGCAAATTGCGGCCTATATGGAAGCTAAATATGGCATGACTGACTTCCAGAAAGCCATGGAGAATGGCGAAGTCACTGCTAAGAAGTTCCTAGAAGCCTTCAACAGTATCTCTCAGGATATGAAAGATAATCTGGGAGGCGCGGTCACAGAGGTTCAGTCCAGGATTGACACCTTAAACGTTCAGCAGCTAGACAATATCAGTAATAGCCTTAATAGCATCACTCTGGAAAGCCTAGGCGAGACCTTTGGGCAATTCGGTAAGCAGATGATGTCTGTAAAGCTAATGCTTGAGCAGTTCTTTGCTAATATCGCTACTACGATGCCTGGGGTTCAAGCCCTTGTTCAGGTGGTTATGGCTACCATTGGTGGCGCTATTCAGGTTACTGTCGTGGGCGCTCTCGGCCTCCTGAAGGCAATCTTCGCTGCTATTGAATTCGTTGTCAATGGATGGAGACTACTTGGGCAGGCAATCGTCATGGTTGCTGAGAAGATCCCTTTCCTTAAGGGCGCCCTGGATGGCTTGAAGAATGGTTTTGGCGGAATGATTGATGGATTGGCTAGTTTTACAGACGGCTGGCTGGCAGTTGGAGAAGGAGCGCTGAAGTCTGAACAAAGTCTATCTCAGACTGACGGTCGTATAACGATTCTGCAGAACAAATTTAGAGAGGGTAAGATCTCCGCTGATGA